AAGGTCTAGCTTTAGGTATATTGCAATTATCATTATTTGGTTAGCAACAGTAACTGCTGTGTTTACTCCTTCAGTAGCTGAACCTATTACTCTAATTCTATTAGATTTAAGTGGTGCTTGTATGAGCTTTGTTATCGGTGAACGTATGTACCTTACTTTAAGGAAATAACATGCCAATTAAAAAAGGACAAGAAACTTTTGCTGGGTACAATAAACCTAAACGTACTCCTGGTCATCCAACTAAATCTCATGCTGTATTAGCAAAAGAAGGGGATAAAGAGAAACTAATACGCTTTGGTCAACAAGGTGTTAGTGGTGCTGGATCTGCTCCTAAAACTGCTAGTGAGAAGGCTAGACAGAAGTCATTCAAAGCTCGTCATGCATCTAATATTGCTAAGGGTAAAATGAGTGCTGCGTATTGGGCTGATAAAGTCAAGTGGTAATAAATACCTTGACAAACAAAGTCTATTGTGGTATAATTGTATTATAATTAAAGGATTTTAAATTGACATACTTAGAATGTGTAAATAGAGTTTTAAGACGACTTCGTGAAAATGAGGTTACTACTGTCAATGAGACTCCATACTCCAAACTTATTGGAGATTTAGTTAATGTAGTGAAAGTAGAGATAGAGGATTCTTGGGATTGGTCTGCTCTTCGCACAACACTTACTGCTACTACAACTGCCTCTTTGTTTAACTATGTACTAGTTGGATCAGGTACTCGTCTTCGTGTTCTTGATATCATTAATGATACAGATAACTTTTTTATTGAACAACGTGGTACTCGTTGGTTTAATGAGCAGTTTCTAATTAATACAGAACAGCTAGGTTCTCCTTTATATTACAACTTTAATGGTGTAAATAGTAATGGTGATAGTCAAGTAGACCTCTTCCCTATTCCAGATGGTGTTTATAACATACGTTTAAATGTTATCCTACCTCAACCAGAACTTGTAGCTGACTCTACACAAATACAAATCCCAGCTCTACTTCTTGTAGAAGGTACAATAGCTCGTGCTATTAGTGAGCGTGGTGATGATGGTGGTTACATAGAACAAGAACAACGTTATCGTTCTATGGTTTCTGATCTAATTGCTGTTGAGTCTAGCCAACGTCTAGATGAGATGGTTTGGTATCCTCAATAATGGCAGGTCAACTAAAAGCTCTTAGCAATGCATCACTTGGCTTTCTTGGGTTAAACACTCAAGAGAGTGGTGTTACTTTGGAGAGTGGTTATGCCACAAAAGCTGTTAATTGTATCATAGATAAGTTTGGTCGTTTAGGTAGCCGTAGGGGTTGGACACCAGTTACTACTAATAGAGATGGTTTGGGTTCTACAACATACCTAGAATCTTTGTTTGAGTTTATAGATACAGACTTAACTCCTACTATTCTTTCTTGTGGTGGTGGTATGATGTATACAGGTTCTACTACTCTTACTCAATCTCCTGTTAAACAAGCAAACCAAACAACTAACCTTACTATTACTTTTTCAGGTAATAGATTTCAATTCTCACAACTAGCAGAAGGTGCTGGTTATGGTAATAGTATGTATGGGTTTGCTGCTCAATCAGGTACTCCACTCCTTGTCTATCGTAAGAAAAACCATAGTGATACTTTTATTTGGCAACGAGTAGGTGACTATGGTACTAAACCTTTAAAACCTGGAGGCGGACATCTAGATTTATTTGATCCTGACTGCACTCACACTGCATTTGGTCGACATTGGGTAGCAGGTGTTACAGGTGCTAAGACAACAATTTATTATAGCCAGTTATTAGATGGTGCTTTATTTTCAGGGACAGGCTCAGGTTTAATTGATATTGAGACTGTAGTTGGAAGTAGTGATGAGATTGTAGGTATATCCTCACACAATAATTATCTTATTATATTCTGCCGTAATAACATTGTAATATACGATTCACCTGATGACCCTACTAATATTACTCTTGCTGATGTAGTTACAGGTGTTGGATGTATTGCTCGGGACACCATACAACAAACAGGTACAGATTTAATATTCTTAAGTAATAGTGGTGTTCGTAGCTTTAATCGTGTTACGCAAGAGAAAAGTATGCCGATGCGTGATTTGTCTGCTAATGTTCGTGATGACTTAGTTCAGTACATTTCAGGTGAAGTATTAACAGAAGTTAAAAGTATTTATTTTGAAAGAGATGCGTTTTATCTATTAGTATTGCCTAATTTAAAACAAGCATTTTACTTTGACTTACGTCAGACATTAGAGAATGGTGCGGCTCGTGTAACAACATGGGAAAGCTTCTTACCTAAAGCTCTTTGTAAGACTAGAGATAGAAACTTATATCTAGGTATGGCAGGAGGTATTGGTAAGTATTATGGTTACTCTGATAATGGGGATTCCTATCGTTTAGAATACTATACTTCTAACATAGATGCTGGTGAACCTTTTAGTCTTAAGTTCTTAAAGAAAGCTAGTGTAATAGTAGTAGCTGCTGGTACTCAAGATATTATTTTTAAATATGGATTTGATTATAAGAATGTTTACTCAAGTAGAACATATTCTAAAGACTTTATTGGTGGGACAGCTGAGTATAATATTGCTGAATATAATATAGGTGAGTTTTCTGCAGGTAGTGCAATTCAAGAAATTACTATGCACCTAGGTGGATCAGGTAAGGTATTACAATTTGGTGTAGAAGCTCCAATTGAAGGTGCTCCAGTTAGCTTACAACAACTAACAATCTATTTGAAAACAGGGAAGATGGTCTAATGTCAAACTATGTAAAAGCAACAAACTTCTATACAAAGGATGCCTTGCTTTCAGGTAATCCTAGTAAAATTATTAAGGGTTCAGAGATAGATGCTGAGTATAATGCTATTGCAACTGCTGTAGCTAGTAAGGCAGATACTACTTCTCCTACATTTACAGGTACTCCAATAGCTCCTACAGCTACTGCTGGTAATAATACATCTCAAATAGCTACTACTGCCTTTGTTACATCTGCTTTACAAGTAATATATCCCGTAGGTTCTATATATAGTTCAACTACTTCTACTAATCCAAATTTATTATTTGGTTTTGGTACGTGGGTAGCATTTGGTGCTGGTCGTGTTCTAATTGGTAATGGTGGTGGATTTACTGCTGGTGATACTGGTGGTAGTGCTGATGCTGTTGTAGTAAGCCATACTCATGCTATTACAGATCCAGGACACACACATAACTATGTTAAAACAACTAGACAAGGTGCTTCTGGTCCATTAGAAAATGGTGGTGAGTGGGATGCTGTACAAACTACAGTTGCTTCTGTTTCTGCTACTACTGGTATTACTATTAATACTGCTGGTGTAAGTGGTACTAATGCAAACCTTCAACCATATGTTGTAGTTTATATGTGGCAACGTACTGCCTAATTAAATATAAAAGGTAAAAGAAAATGGGAATTAAAATAGGTAAACTTATTAAAGGTGGAGCAAAACTCTTTAGTGGGGATTTGTCAGGAGTTGCTGATATTGCTGGTTCCTTTGGTGGAGGAGGTGGTGGGGGTAAAGGTCAATCTGCACAAGCCCCTGGATTTACTCCGTATGCAGTTACGTCAGGTTTTGGTAGTTCTAAAATAGATCCTACTACTAAAACTGCTAGTTATACTCTTGACCCTAGACTTTTAGCTACTAGAGATAAATTCTATGCAGGTGCTGAGGCGGCTATGCCTCAACAGTATCAGATGGATTTTGGTAAACAAGTATCTGATTATAGTATGGGTTTGTTTGATCGAGCAGCTAACTTAGATTTAGATGTTATGACAGCAGACTACTTTAATAAGAATCTAGCTTTATTAGAACCAGCTCGTGCTCAAGAATCTAGTCGTTTAAACGATCTACAATTTAGTCGTGGTACTTTAGGTCAAGGTGTAGGCATGGGTGGTGGTTATGTTAATCCACAACAATTTGCAATGCAAATGGCTCGTGAGCAACAGAATGCTGCATTAGCTATGAGTGCTGAGGATCGTTCTCGTGATATACAAGCACAAGACTTCCAACGAGCAGGCTCTCTTTATGGCTTAGGTCAAAGTTACCTTACACAACCTTATGAAACAGCTAATACTTTATTTGGTTTTGGTACTAACATTGAGAACTTAGGTATGGGTACTATGGCTACTGGTATGAATATGGGTAACATAGCTACTACTGCTAATCAAAATGCAGCTGATGTAAATAAAGGTATTAATCAACAAAACTTCTTAAATACTTTATATAATGATTCTGTTGAGAGAGATACTTGGAAAACAATAGGTGATCAAATAGATTGGGGTGGTATCTTTGGAAAGAGTAGTTCTTCAGGAGGAACTTCCTCATTTGTAGATCCTAATACTTATGGTGGTCAAACTCTCCCTGGTGTAAAGTATTATATTTAAGGAATAAAAACAATGGCTGAACCAACTAGTTTATTTGGACCTTCTGCTCAAGAAGCACGTAGAGCCTCTGATCTTGACTTTGAACAAAGGACACGTACACAAGCACAGTTAGATCCTATGGCTTTAAACTATGCCTCTAGGGTTAATGCTGGTCGTAGTATAGGTCGAGGTATTAACTCTTTATTTGGAGGTCAGTCTACTGATCCTGAGTTACGTAGAGCTGAGACTATGGACTTGATATTTAAAACTCTATCTCCAGAAGAATTAAAGAATCCAGCACTAGCTCTTAGTACTATTGCAGATCGTTTAGAAGAACAAGGTCTTACTAGAGATGCAGCAGAAGCTCGTAGGAAGTCTACTGAAATTGCTCAACAAATGCAAATTAAGGAAAACCAAGTTAAAGATTCTAATAGTAAACAAGAACTAGCTTCCTTAGAGCGTGTAGCTAAAGGTGCTAGTGCTATCTACAATATGTATGATGAGGCAGCTCCTGAATTACAAGAACAATTATATAATCAACAAGTTAAGTTAGTTGAAAAAGAATTTGGTACTGCTGCTGCAGATCAATTACGTTCTGTTAAACCTTCAGAACGAAAACTTATACTTAGAAAAATGGTAGATGAGGCAGATAAAGAATCTAGTAGAAGTAGAGAAGATATTACAAATGCAAAGATAGCCTCTGCCCTTGAATTAAAAGAATTAAGTATAGAGAATGATAGAACTAAAGCAGTAGAATCTAGAGCTGCAAAAGTACTATTAAAAGAAATGGATATAAACTTTAAAGTTAGTAAAGAACATCTTGATTCCCAAATGGATTCAATTAAAGAGTACGATGTTCAAATTGAAGGTTTGAATAAAAAGTTAACTGGGTATCTTGATACTTTTAAAACTTCAGCTTTAACTCCTGCAGAAAGAACAGCAGCTATTGTTTCTACTCAAAAGTCTATAGCTACTCTTGAAGCAGGTCGTAAAAAGCTTTCAGATGCCCATGTAATGTCTAGAAGTAAGTTTGGTAGTGGATATACATATAATACTCAAGGTACAACTACGTCTACTGCAGCTGCTGGAAGTACTGCTCCTACAGCTACTAAAACAACTTATGAAGCAGACTTTGCTAATGTCCAAGCTGCATTAAAGAATCCTAAGTATAATGCTGCTGCTTTACTTGCTAATTTTAAATCTACATATCCTGATCAAGTTCAACCTACTGCTGCTACAGTTACTCCTACTCCAGTAGTTAATCCTGCTGCACCTGCTACTCAAGTTGCTGCACCAGCAGCTGCACCTACTGCAGTTGTTCCTCCTAAGCCTAAGTTATCTGAAGAAGAAC